GAGACGCGCAGTCAGGAAAAGCGCGTCACTGCGGCAACGGTTGCGAACAACGAATACCTCGCCCTGCCGGTTGACTTGCGTGAGGTGCGCGAGGTGAAGTTAAACACCACGCCGCTGACTGTGTTGAGTTACTACAGCCCGTCAGCTCTCGACACCAAGTTTTCGTCGGGAGGTGCTGGCAAGCCGCTGGGCTACAGCATCATCGGCGACGAGATCAAGCTGCGGCCGATACCGGACACAGCCTACACGGTTGAGATTGTCTACATCGGCACGATTGAGGCACTGTCAGCCGCAAACCAGACAAACAACATCCTGAGCCGGTCGCCAGATGCCTACCTTTACGGCGCACTGGCCGAGGCGTATGCTTACTTGTTAGATGAGACGCGTGCGTCGCAGTACCTGCAACGGTTCAACCTTGCGCTTGAGGAGATCAAGGTTGATGAGCAGCGCTCGCATTACGGCACCGGGTCGTTGTTTATCAGCAGTGTGTATCAACGACAAAATTCAGCAGTGGAGAGCTAAAATATGTCTGCTATGTCCGACTACCTTGAGAATGAAATTCTCGACCACATTTTAGGCACCGGCGCCTACACGATGCCAGCCACAGTTTACGTCGGCCTGTCGACTGGGTCGTTTAACGACGACAACAGCGGCACCGAGTTAACCGGCAACAACTACGCCCGCGAGGCTATCAGCTTCGGCGCGGCCGCATCTGGCGTCGCATCAAATGACGCGGCGGTCGAGTTTAACGCCGCCACCGGCTCTTGGAATACTGTCTCACACTTCGGTATTTTTGACGCGGCGTCTTCGGGCAACCTGCTGATCCACGGCGCACTGACCGCAAGCAAGGTCATCGAGACTGGCGACATCCTAAAAATCGCAATCGGTGATATGGACATTACCGCCGCTTAGGGGTAGCCAATGTCGACAACCGCACCACTAGACAGGCTAACCGGCACGCTTGATGCCCTGCCGTTTACCATCGACACGGTTGGCGACAAGGTCGCGTGGACTGCGGTTGCGCTCGACCATATGGACGGCTGGGGTGCGCTAGACAACTGGGGCTACGGCACGCTCGATGCGCTCGCGCTTGAAGTAAAGGTCGCAGACGGCAGCGCCAGCACCGCAGTCACCGCAACATCCGAGGCGTCTAGGCTAAAAGGCGTCTCAGCGGCCGTAGACGTCTCTGTGGCGGCCTCTGGCTCTGCCGAGCGTATAAGACCTATGGTTGCCTCTGTTGAGGCCATCAGCACGGCTTCTAGCGCGTTTGCCCGTGTTCGGCCTTTTGAGGCGCTGGTAAACGCGGTCGGCAGCGCGACGTCTGACCTCAACCGCATACGGCCAATGGCAGCCACCGCCGCAATCACCGTCAGCGCGACGTCCAGCTCTAACTTTGTGACGCTGGGCGCTGGCACGGCTGAGATTGCAGTGACACAGGCGACAGGTGTTGTGGCCGAGTTTGCCGGAGCTGGCGCGCCAAGGGTGGCAGTGACTGGTGACGTGACAATGACTATACTCGGCGAAGAGTGGTCAGCAGTCACACCGACTGCGCCGTCTTGGGCGGCTGCGGCGGCAGGCGCTCCAAGCATTTGGTCAACACCGCCTGCGGGCGCAACTGGGAACTGGTTATCGCAATGATTACTTTTGGCGAGTGGCTGCCGGACCAGCCAGCATTTATGAATGCAGGCGTCGTCACGGCAGAGAACGTGATACCGGCATATAACGGCTACCGGCCGCTAAACCAGTTTATCAGTTTTAGCAATTCTGCCAGCGGCACAATACGAGGTATTTATGCGGCAAAAGACAACGCCGGCAACGTCAAGCTATTTGCTGGAGACGACGCCAAGCTATACTCGTTCAACCCCTCAACAAACAATCTGGACGATGTCAGCAAGGCTGGGTCACCAGCCTATGACCTCGCTGGCGCCGAGAAGTGGCGGTTCGTACAATTCGGTGAATATGTCATTGCGTCTGGCGGGACAGGCGAGGAGCTGCAAAAGTGGCAACTAGGCACCGACACCGCGTTTTCTAATCTGGCCGGCTCTCCGCCAAAGGCTGACTTTTTGGCTGTGGTGCGTGACTTTGTCTGGACGGCCAACATTGACGAAGGCTCAGGACGTGTGCCGTACAAGGTGCGCTGGTCAGGCTTCAACGACATTGAGGGCTGGACAACAGGCACCGACCAGAGCGATTTTCAGGAGCTGCCCGATAGCGGCGCTATTACCGGAATGGTCGGCGGCGAATACTGCACGATCCTATGTGAAAAAGCTATATTCCGCGCCACATATACTGGCCCGCCACTGATCTTTCAGTTTGACAAGGTCGAGAGCCAGCGCGGCTGTAGCATACCCGGCTCAGTGTGTAACTACGGCTCAAACGTGTTTTACTACTCCGACAACGGCTTCCACATGTTTGACGGCCAGCGGGCGACGCCGATTGGTAACGAGAAGATTGACAAATTTTTCGCTAAAGATTTCAACGCGACTTATAAAGACAACATGACTGCGGCGGTTGATCCGCTAAACCAAATAGCCGTCTGGTCATACCCCAGCACTGCCAGCACGACTGGCCGCTCTGACCGGCTGCTGATTTTCAACTACGCACTGGGGCGCTGGTCAATCGGCAACGTCGAGGCTGACTTTATCGCGCCATTCTTTAGCGCCGGTTACACGGTCGAAGATCTGGACAATCTGTCAGCTACCCTCGATGGGCTGACCACGGTACTCGACAGCCAGTTATTTCGAGGCGGCGAGTTTTTCTTCGGCGGCGCGGTTGGCGATCAGCTCTTTACGTTTACCGGCGACCCGTTGCAGGCGACAATCACGACCGGCGAGGCTGCGCTCAGTATGGGCAAGCACAGCATTATCACACGCGTCTACCCGTATCACGAGGATGGCACGGTTGAATTGTTTGTCGGTTTGCGAGGCACGCCAACTGACACGGTCGCGTTTCAAGCGGGCGGCACGACAAATGCGGCTGGCTTTGTGCCGTTTAGGGCGCAGGACAGATACCAGCGCGTCAAGATGCTGCTGTCCGGTAACTGGTCATTCGCGCACGGCATTGACGTCGAGGCTAGGCAGGTGGGGCGGCGATGACAGTCTCGCAAAGAAAAACAAATTTTAGAATATTGAACCCAATCACCGCCACGACGAGAGAAGTGGCAGAAGTTGTAAACAGAACGGTTGGCGGTGGCCTAAACAGTGTCGGCTACGCTACTCTAGCAAGCGGCACAACAACAACTACTGTCAACGATCTGCGGTATGGAATAGAGAGTGTTGTATTTTTTACTGGATATAACGAAACGCTAGAACACAGTTTGCCTTTTGTTAAAAGCACTAGCACCAACGGGACAATGATAATTGAACACAAAAATCACGGACATGACGTCGACGTCGCCTATCTTATTATCGGATAGCGACCGGCTCGGCGGACACTGGGAACGGTGCCGCAAGTGGATTAGCGACGCGCTGGAATATGCTGGCGAAACGCACACAATGGAAGACGTTCACCACGCTGTGGCTACTGGCAAGGCGCAGTTACATCCGCTGGAGAAGTCTGCTATTATTACCGAGATAGTGGACTACCCGCAGCGGTCTATATGCCGCATCTGGCTTGCGGGCGGAGACTTGAGCGAGCTGACTGAGGCGGAAAAGTCCATATCGGTTTGGGCTAAGTCACTCGGATGTGACGCGATGGAAATTATCGGCAGGAAGGGCTGGCAACGGCACCTCAAAGATTACACCGCGACGGCGGTTATTTTGGCGAAGGATTTAAACGATGTCTAAAGGCGGCGGATCAACACGCACAATCACTCAGACGCAAGGGCCACCAGAATACGTGAAACCTTTTATCGAATACGGTATGGGTCAGGCCAAAAAGCTGTACACAGGCGGCACCGGTCAGCAGTATTACCCCGGTCAGACGGTTGTGGGCTACTCGCCGGAAAGCGAAATGGCACTAGCCGGTCAGCGTCAGATGGCTACCTCTGGCTCGCCGTTTATTCCAATGACGCAAGCCGCTGTAATGCAAAATTTGATGGGTACGAACCCGCTGCAATCTGCGGCGTTTAAGCCAGTGGTCGATCAGGTTGCGGCTCAGTTTGCCGGCGCTGGTCGCTACGGCTCGGGCGCGCAGCAGGGTGCCGTCGCTGCGGCTCTGGCGCCAATGGCGTATCAGGCGCAACAAGATGCGATCGCGCAAGCGCCAGCCGCGTATGAGTTTGGGTTTAGCGACCTACGCAAGCTGGCAGAAGTTGGTGCGGCGCGTGAGGCGCAGTCTCAGGCCGAGCTTGAGGCGGATATGGCGCGCTTCCAGTTTGAGCAAGAGGCGCCCGGTCAGGCGCTGGCTAATTATATGGCGATGATACAGGGCGGAACGGTAGGCGGCACGACTTCCACGCCGGTGTATCGTCAGCCTATCGGCTCGGCGTTAGCCGGCGGCCTCGGTGGCGCACAGCTCGGCGGCATGTTTGACATGCCGGGTTATGGCGCGATTGCAGGCGGTTTAGCAGGATTGTTGGGGGCTTAGTATGGATAATATACGCGATAGATTTAATCGCTTGCAGATGCCATCACGCTTGGCGCCGTCAGCAGGAATTACCGCTACCAATCAATACGGACAAACTAGCTTTGCTGGTAACCGCCGCAATCCGCCAATGATGATGCGCCCAGCAACACCAACGCTGTCACCTATGATGCGGGAAGTGTTGCGTCAGTCGCAGATGAAAAAGGCGCAGGAAGCCCAGCAGGCGGCGTCTGGCATGCCTATGCCCGGCGTACTGCCAATGTCCAAGCCAACGCCGCCACCGAGCCAGCCTAGCGGCTTTATGGGCGCATTTAGCCAGCCGCTGACGTCACCGGTCGGTCAGGCGATTAGCCAAGCCGCGATTGCGGGTGCGCGTGCCAGCGACTACTCGCCCACGCCGGTATCACTCGGTCGGGTGTTGGCTGAGATGGGTGCGGGCGCTATGCAGGGCTACACATCGGCTCAGGATAGAGGCGTAAAAAATCTTTTGGCTCAGGCACAGCTTGCTAAGGCTCTGCGCCCTGAGACGACAACGCTAATGCAAAACCTAGCGGCGGCTGGCATCGACCCAAGTAGCCCAGAAGGTCAAAAAATAATTAGAGATAGCCTTACAAGACCGGGAACAACAGTAATGACCGGTGGCGAGGGCGAGTTTATAAAAGAGGGCGTTAAGGCTGGTTTCTCTGCATTAGGCGCAGCACAAAAAGAAGTACAAAACGACAGGGCTTTGTTCCCTAGGGTTCAGCAAATTATAGACATATTGTCAGACCCTAACGCCGATACAGGCGTGGTTGCGTCTGTGACTATGGGGTTTAGAAAACTGGGCAGAGACTTGGGTTTTTTAAATGAAGAGCAAGAACAGACTTTGACAAATCAAGAAGTTTTGCAGTCTGCCATATCTTTTATGGTTCCAAAAATGCGCGTTGTCGGGTCTGGTGCTTCTTCAGATAAAGACGTTGAATTGATGCAAGAGGCTGTGCCGACAATGGACAAGTCCCCCGAAGCAAATAGAATAATTGCTTCGCTGTACAAGCAGACTATGGACTACAATAAGCGTCGATTGGGCATTATGGGGGATTACTTAAGAGCAGAAAAAAACCTATTGGGATTTGAAGAGTACGCTGACGAGCAAATGGGCCGCGTATATCAAAGAATAGGTAGTGCCGAAGATATGCAAAAGGCTGAAGCTCAAGGCTTAATTAAAGAAGGTGACGTATATTGGAGCGTCGGCGCTAAACAGTTTAAGATTGCAGGAAGTTGATATGGCACTTAAATACGACCCAAATCCAACGGTAAGTAAGTCTAAGGGCAGAACAACTATGGACGTCATGTTCGACGTCGGTAGGGCGTTTTCTCAAGGGCTTTCGTTTGGCACTGCTGACGAAATAGAGGCGTTTGTTAGATCCAAGTTTGTTGAGGGCGGCCTTTCCTACGACAAGGAACTGGAAAACATACGAGCCGACATGAAGAAATATAGCGAGGCTCACCCATACACATCTTTGGCTCTTGAGGTGGTTGGATCACTACCAACAGCTTTAGGTGTAGGGGCTGGTTTGGCTAGAGCTGGTTTAGGTGTCGCAAAAGCCGCCGGTTTAGAGGCGGCAGCGTATGGGGCTGGGGCTGCTGAGGGTGACGCATCAGACAGGCTTAAAAGCGCCGCTATCGCCGCGCCGGTTGGCATGTTAGGCGGGAAAATTGCTGAAAAAATGACTCCGTTAGCCTTGGCGAAAGCGCAATCTTTATTGAAAAAAGGCTACGACTTAACGCCCGGGCAAAAATACGGCGGTGCTGTGAAGTCTATAGAAGAGGGAATTAGCCTGCCCTTTGTCCAAGACATTATACAGGGGCAACAGCAGGTAGTAAAACAGCAGTTTAACAGAAAAACTGTAGAGGATGCGCTTTCCGGCTTAAAAGACGCTGAGCTTCCAAAAGGCCTGACTGGGGAAGACCTTGTCGAAAGGGCGTCACAGATCGTGTCTGATAATTATGAGGCTGTTTTGCCAAAGCTGTCCATAAACACCGCGCCATTAAAGTCTAGGGCTGACAGCATAATAAAAGCAAGGTTAGATGCCGAGGTGCTTAGTGAAGCTGACATAAAAGAGCTGACTATGGAGCTGAACGATATAATTTATCGTCATGCAAAAAATAATGTTTTATCGAAACAAATACTAAAAGATGTTGAAAGCGATCTTGGCAAATCAGCATTTGAGGCAACAAACAAGAGAATTGGAAGGACGATTAAAGAAATTCAATCAGCTTTAAGGGATGAAATTTCAAAACAAAACCCAGACGTCCCAGACCTTCAAGCGATAAATGATGCCTTTAGGAAGATGAAACCTATCGAGTCTGCAAAAAATGCCGCTGTAGGTTCTGGCGGAGAATTTACGCCAACTCAACTTTTGAGGCAAAAAGAGTATAAGAGCATGCCGCCAACAATGGCGGAAAAAATTGCGGCGAGAGAAGCTAGAGACATTATATCATCAGGCACCGGATCAAGTGGCACGGCGGAAAGACTTATGAGGAGCAGCCCACTGAAGACGGCTTTAGGCGCGGCGGCGGCTATTCCTGCATCGTTTTTATATGGCGGCGCTGGTGGCGCTATTGGAAGAAAGTTGCCGCCATTACCGGGGACTTTAGCTAGAGCTGTAACACCGTTTGCCGCGTCAAGGTCGCCAGATGTTCTTGCTGGACTTCTTGGGCCTACAGAGGCGCAGGCCGCTGGCCTACCCCGCGTAGACATCACCGAGAGCCTGCCATTCCAGCGCCGGATGGGGCAATGACGCGGCCGCGCAAATATGCTATAAATGCCTAACTAGGAGATAGATATGGCGAAGACGAAAATTTCCGAATATGACGTTAGCGCGTCTAACAACACCGACGTCGATAGCATCGATCTCGGCGAAGGCACAATGGTGCCGAGTGACGTTAACAACGCGCTACGCATGATTATGGCTCACCTTGCCGACATGAACGACGGCGTCGCAGCCATTCAAGACACGTTCACTCTTTCCGACCCGACTGACGACACCAAGCAGGTGCGCTTCGATGCGGTGGGCATTACCACTGGTAACACTCGTGTGCTGACCGTGCCGGACGCTGACGCCACAATCGCTGGCCTGTCTGTGGCGCAAGAATTTAGCGCAACGCAGAACTTCAACGCCACCACGTTGACAGACGCCGCAAGCATTAGCTGGGATGCATCAGCCAATCAGGTGACTAGCGTTACGCTTACTGACGACCGCACGTTTGCTGCGCCGACCAATATGGTTGACGGCGGTGTGTACGTCCTGACGATTATCCAAGACGGCACTGGCACACGAGTGCCTAGCTTCAACGCGGTGTTCAAGTTTGCGGCTGGCACAGCGCCAACGCTGACTACCACTGCGTCTGCGCGAGACATCTTGGTGTTTAACTCAGACGGCACAAATATGTATGAAATCGGGCGCAGCCTAAACGTATCGTAAGGCGGTATTATGAGCAGTTTATTTGGTATTGGCGGCGGCGGTAACGTAGGTGCCAGCGGATCGTTTTATGATTACAACATTGACCAGTCTTTGCGCGTACAAAATGGCGTAAGTCAAAATCTGACAGTTTCTTCTGCTTTTCCGGCAG